TTAATTAAAGCTACAGGTTTTAAAGTGTCTAAGATTGGCTGCAGTGCATTAAGATAATTTGAATTAGGCCTGTTGTTATTAAAAAAAGAATGAAAAAAATAAGAACAATCTTTTTTAGCTTTTACTTGTGTATTTGAATAAAACCAAGGAAAATTATTTGAAAGCAACAAATCCTTAATATTATTTAAATCTGTTTTATTTAAAAAATTGTCTTTAATTATTTTAGTTTTTAACATAATCACTAGCTTGAATACTATCTCTAACATCAAAATTAATCGCCATACTTATACGTGCTGCATTTTTAGTTTTAAATGGATTTACATTATGTATTAAAGTGTTTGGAAAAATAAAAAAGTCTCCTTCTTTAGGAGCGTGATCATACATAGCTATATAACCATCTACTGGAGGCCCAAACATAAAATTAATATTACCTGGTTTTGATCCAGTTCCAACGTGTTTAGCACCTTCTTTAATTATTTTATTTGAAACCTTTAAATAAAAAACAGATGAAAAATTACAATTAGAATGTGTATGTGGAGGATTAAACTCTCCTGGTTTCATAAAATTAGTCCACGCTGTAATTAGAGTTAATTGTTTTTGAGAAAGACCATACCAATTATTTACAGCTTCCATAAAATTTTCAAGATAAGGTCTTAGTATATTTTTAAGAGAATTTAAATCTTCTATTCTATATTCATCTGTAATAACCCCAGCTAATTTTTCGTTGTATTTAATTCTCTTGTGTTTTAAACAAATTTTTAACAACGCTAATTTATCTTCTTCATTTAACGTCGATTTAAATAATAATGGACCACTGTATATAAATTGATAATCCATATTATTGAAAAGGTTTTCCTAAACACCACATTACTAATGATCGTCTTATACCCTTTGTTATAGGTGTAACTCTATGCCAAACAAAACTAGGAAAAACGACAACAGAACCTTTTGGTCTTATCTCTGTACAAACACGTCTTGCATTATTTTTTTCTATTTCATCTTCGTAGTCTGTTGAGTCTCTTAAATCAAATTCAAGATTACCACCTTCATATCTATTAGGGGAAGTTAATGAAAGAGTCATAGACAACTTTCTTATCTTACCACAGAAGTTTTTATTTTTATGCGTCTCTGCATAAGGTAAAGTCCAAGCATCAGCGTGCCAATTATAGTATTGTCCAACTTTGTACTCAGTGTATTGCATTGGCTCACAAAAATCCCATTGAAAATTCCAATCTGATTTTTGATTAGCTAAATTAATAAATGGAATTAATTCTTTGTAAATTGATTTAGAGCTAAAAAAAGAAGTAATAGAATTTCTTTTATCATTTATTTGACCACCTTCATTATAACCTGTCTTTGCTTTAACTGGTTTATTTTTTTTACCTTCTTTAATAATGTTATCACATAAACTTTTAGGTATAGCTTCAGGCATATAACAATAATAGTTTTTTAAAATCATTTATTTTTAAACCAAAAGTTAAAAGATATGGATATCCTTTTTTGTTTTTTATTTAAGTTGGGTTTAACCGAGTGAGATAAATAAGAGGGAAATATTAGTAGTAAATCTTTTCCTGGGTCCAAAGCATATTTTGTTCCGTTAACTACATTATAACCACTGTAATCAATATGTTGACAAGACCAATCCATTAATTCTTTTCCTATGTTTTGAAACTCAATCTTCCCAGAATTCTTTGGAGTATCTATATAATAAACCCCAGAAAAAATACTATTAGGGTGGGTATGCGTTGAATTAAAATCTTTATATCCATTAATGTTTAACCAAAAATTAGATATTTGTAATTCATTAAGAACGTTATAGTCTTTAGCAAACTCATTAACTTCAAGTGAAAGTGCGTCTAAAAAAGGTTTAAAAACAGGCTCGTTAATAGATAGATTATTAGATTGATATCCTCCCACGTTTGTTCTAACACGGCCTTTTTCTTTTCTGTGAATTAAATTTAATTTTTTCTTAAATTGTTTTTCATTAGATATTTTCAAATAGTTTGCATAAACTATTGTTTTAAATAATTCTATCTTCTGTTTTTCCATTTTGTTTTTTAAAAATTTCTAGACACTCAGCTATTGTTTTATGTCTTTCATATTCTTGTTTTATTTCTTCTGGTGTGGGTTTAGGTAGATCTGATTCCCACCTTGTTACAGTATAAGATCCATTAGTGCAATCTAAATCAAACCCTACGCTTGAAGATAAAGCTAATGATTTAATTACACTGTCCATACCCCAAGCAAGACCTTTCTCAGTATTAAAGTATTTAATTATTTCTTCTGTTGTTAGTTTTCTTTTCATTTAAAATTTAATTCGTTTAAGTTAAATTTATTACCTATTTTTCCTTTTATAAAAACGTTAAAAGCTAAACTTATTCTTAAATTAGATCCCTCTTTTACTTCTACTTTATGTGTTAAATAAGATGGAAACATAATTAAATCTTTGCTTTTAACTGGAAACCACCAGTCTTCAGAATTAAAATAATTAAAGTTTTTCTTTTTAAAAGTAAAGTATCTTTCCATTCCAAAAGAATCTTTATAGAAACTAATCCTATCAAACTTTTGATCACAATCAAAATAAAATACTCCAGATACTAATGAATTAGAATGATGATGTGAATGATGATACTCATTATTTTGAGTATAATTTAACCACGATTGAGTTATGTAAGGAGTAATACCATCTACAGGATCAACCACTTCTTTAAAATAACTATTAACTTTTGATTGTAATTCTTTTTTAAGTCTAGAAAAAGGTTTTTGATTAAGAATATAATTATCTCTTGATGTAATATTACCATCATTTTTGACTGGATCGTGTTTGTTTTTTTCTACAAATTTTAATTCTGATTGAGTGAAATCTCTTTTTATTTCAGAAAAGTAAATAGGTGTTGGAAATAAACCAACTACTCTATCTCCAGCGTTTTTATTTTCTTGTTTTGTTTTATTATATCTTACTCTCATATTAATAAGCCCAAGCTACAAAAGAATATCTAACACCTTTTGTTATGGTGTTAACTCCGTGAGGATACATAAAATTAGACGGAAAAATTATAACATCTCCAGTTTTTAATTTAACGTTTTTGTTTAAAATTTTAAACTCTCCCCCTTGATAATTTTCATTAAATAATCCAACTATACTTAGTATGGGTACACCTTTTTCATTTCCGTCAAAAATTGTGTAGATATGATCTACGTGTGCAGCCATATTTGATTTTTTGTCGTATTTATTCAACCTAAACGAAGACAACACATCCACAATAGTATAGGTATGTTCGTCTAAATTTAATATCGGATTTTCTGTAAATACATCTTTTGTATATGTTGATAATGCTTTTGTAACAAAAGGGACAAGTATTTTTTGTTCTTCCTCAATTAAAGGGTAAACTTTTAATTCTTCTTTATCTCTTGATCCAATTACAGAGCCACCTGATTGCCATTGGTGTGGTTTATATTCTACCTTTTTAAATTTTTTTAATAAATTAACACAAACCTTTTTAGGTATAACATTGTACACCTTTACAAAATTTAATAAATCCATTCTATCTTTATCCTTAACTTATAAATACTATAATTAAGTTATTATTTCAATACCCAATTTTGAGAATTCTCATCCCAGTTGTAAGCTTGACCATCATTAGGATAAGCAACAGGTGGATCCCAATCACCTGTGGTTTCGTTTAAAACCCAACTATCATAGGGTTTAGGTGGAACAAAACCATCTATGTCTTGATTGTAAGTATAGCCTACTCCTGCAAAATTTTTTCTAAAAGCAGTTCCTCCCAGTCTGTGAACATTTTGTTTTGTATTATAAGAAGTTTGTTTCCAAACATCACTTGTTCCGTGATGAGAATTTAAATAGTCAATTCCAGCTTGTTCATTTGTAGAAATATCGTTAGACACGCTCTCAATTGCTTCAACAATGTTTTCTGAATTTAGTTTTGCAAAATGTGCCATTACGCTGTGTAACTCCCACTACCTGTAAATTTAATAATTGTAAATGCACCACTTGTTGTAACTGTTGGGCTTCCTGTTGTAGTTCCAGGATAAAATTTAGTTTTAACTTTTAAAATAACAACTCCAGATCCACCCGCTCCACTGTTTTGAGAAGGGTTGATATCATAACCTGATGCTCCACCGCCTCCACCAGTGTTAGCTGTTCCGTCTCCA